ATCGGACGACAAAGCCTCCTCTGATAAAAACAACCAATTTGACAAATAAGTGAAATTTATTTTATGCAGAGTGTGAAGCATGAACGTTTACGATAAATAAATTTCACTTATTTGTCAAATTGGTTGTTTTTATCAGAGGAGGCTTTGTCGTCCGATCCTGCTTTTGTTTTTGTTGTTGCTTTTGTTCTCTCTGGTATGTAAACTATGTGATGGTTTACAGAATTTACCTTAAGAAATGGCCGGCTATGGTGTGTGGAAAAACCGACTACGGCTACTACGGTCGCAAAGAAACTAGAAACTACTATTTACCTCTATTGCTTTTATGGTCCCTATTGGGGACCACCCCTCCCCCCTAATAGGGACCACCCTAGGGGTATACAAGTGGAAATCAGCAAGGCTTTTTCAACAGAAATCGTCTTTTTTTCCACAAGATTTCCACAGGATTTCCACAGATACATGTACATTTGGAGACCTCTGGCTTGCGCTTTGAAGCCAACCCTGCTCAGATGGACTGCGCGGAGAGAATAATGTCAAACAAAATTCGATCCAGAGACCGGCAAACCTACCCGTTCCTGATGATCCCAAAGGTATTTTTCGCACGATTCAATCCGACCTGGAAGGCTACGGTTGCCCTAACGGCGCTGAAATACTACGCAAACGTTGATTTTGGAGGCTGTGAGAATATCAGCATCAAAACCCTGGCGCGCATCGTGAACGTCTCCGATAAAACCATCCAGTGCGGGTTGGCAGAGCTGGAATCTAAGGGAGTCGTGAAAATACGCAAGCGGACGCGCAAAAGCCCCGAGGGAGGCAGCACGCCACTTCCCAATCTCTACGAGATGCAGAACCTGCAAGCCGTCGGCGGAGAGCCGATCTAGGTTCCTGATTCCATTCCCAGCTCGCGCTCAGCGGCCGCCTTACTAACACGCACCAGCCAGCCATTCATCGACAAGCCGGAGCGTTCGGCAGCTTGAAAAATCAGGCGATGCTCTTCGGCTGATGGAAACCGGATTTCGATGCGCTTGTGAACCGGCGACCATTTTGAGGCAGCGTAGACATCGGCCGCGGCCGTCGATTTTTTTCGTAATCTGCTCTTACTTTTTGTCTCCATAGCGGTATAATACCACTAGAGGCGCAACATGGAAACAAAAACTCTAAATACCGGCCAGATCACCGAGGCGGAATTCCGACGTCTCGCGCGACTCTGCTTCGAGTGCGGCTTATCGCATATCACAACCAAAGAGAATCTTTGTCTGGAATGCAAACAGCAAAAAGAAAATGCCAAAATGGAGCGCAGATGGCGCAGATGGGGGATAGCGGCTTGAACGGTCCGTCCATCATTCGCTTCGAGATGCCGATGCTGCCCCCCAGCGTGAACCATCTCACCGAGCATCCGGCCGCCGGCGTTCACCCCAAGAGCGCGGCGGCCAAGGCGTTCATGCGCGACTTTCCGATCTTTGCCCGCGACCTCTACGCAGTGAGCGCCAGCGGAATCTTTCAAGTAACCCTGTGCTACTTCCCAGGGAAGGCCCAACGCGGCGACGCCGACAACTACAACAAGCTCATCCTGGACTGTGCCGCGAAGCGCGGCATGTTCCGCGACGCCAAAGGGAAAGAACTCTCGGATGCCTGGGTGAAGAGGCTGATTGTGGAGATTTACGATTCACTCCCATGCCGTGAGATCGGCCCCAAAACCATCATGACGATTGAGGCGATTGAATGTCTGACCATGCAGCAGTTTTAGACCGCGAAGCGGAAGCCGCCGAACCCGCCGAACCCAACAAGAACTCGCAGATTCCCCCCCTGTATTGCACCGTTTGCAGGGCGGAGATCGAGCCCAGCCGGGCGCGCCGGCAGACGGCAACCTGCGGCGAGAAGTGCAAGGACGATCTCGACCAGATCAGAATTTTGCAACGGCGCCGCAGCCGATGCCCAAAGTGCCTGCACCCTTCGACGGAAGCCGAACGCGAGGAGTACCGGCGCTGGCGGGCTTCGCGGGGAGACATCCGCCACAGTGAGCCGGTGCAAAAAGATACTTCGATCTCAAACCGGCGCGACCTTCAGCGGGCGCTCAAGGGAGCCGTGGCCCTCTTGGAGGAGGAGCGCGACCGGATCGCGGACGCTCATTGCCTCTCAGGTGAAGATGGCAATCCTGACCTGGCAATGATGGACGAGCTTGGTCGCATCGGGTATGACGAAATAGACGCCAAAATCCAAGGATTCAAGAAGCTGCTTGACAAACCAGCGGAAAGGTAGCATAGACTTTCGCTAGCGGAATCCCCGCCGAGGAGCAGATCATGGGACTTTATGACAGACCAAACGGACCAGTCTTGGCACAGACCGCTCCGGCGAACCAGCCTGGTTTGAACGTGCAGGGCGGCCAGGCAGGCCCGCTGCCGGCGACTCAGACCATCTCCACCAATGCAGAGACGAAGCTGCTGAGTACCCAGAATACCGCAGTGGCCCTCAGCGTGGCGCTTCCGCCCGACACCGCCAACGAGCAGACCGACCTGGTGCTGGAGGTCTGCGGCTACATCAAGACAACCAACACCGGCACGATCGCGCTGGGGCTCTACGCCGATGCAAGCACATTGGTGGTCTCCAGCAACCTGCTGCACAAGACAGCCAGCAGCCTGCCAGCCCAGAACAGCACCACCGCGCCATTCTCGATCCGGGCGATCATGCGCTACGACTCGGTGAGCGGCAAACTGACCGGCGAGTGCAAGCAGTCGATCAACAACACGCTCGATCCCGAGGCGGCATTCACGAACGTGCCGACAGGCATCAGCAACTCCAGCAACCCGGTGGCTCAGTTCTCGCTCAGCATCACATCGAGCGGCGCCGCTGCCGGAACCCTGACGACCATCGTGGTGACCAAGTTCAGCGTCGGATAAGAAACAGCGGCCTGATTTTGTGCTGACGGCCCCTGGCTGGGCTAGAGAAATCTAGCCCAGCGAACAATGCTTGACAATCAGGAGAACGCGATGGCCAAGGAAGAAGAGAAGCCCAAGAAAGACGAAGGCGGCAAGGGCAAGAAGAAGGCCAAGCTGCACCTGTACCAGATTCGCACAGTGGAGGTCGACGATGGATCGCACATCCATCACCACACCTACAAAGCGAAGAAGGGCGACGCCTTCACCATGCCCGAGCGGGAGAACGTAGCCACCAGCCAAAGCCCCGAGGAAGCCGGCCAGCATATCGAGGAATCGTTTGCACAGAACGGCGGCGGCCAGGGCGAAGCGGAAGAGCCGGAAGAGGCAGCCCAGGGCGCGGAGCCGATGCCTGGCGCGGGAGCAGCCCAAGCCGGAGCGTAAGCCGTGATTCTCGACACCGACAAGATCGAAAGCGATGCCGCATACCGCGAGGACTTGCGGCATCGCTTTTTAAAGGATATGTTTTTCGCCGCCGAGATGCTGGGCTACCCGGACTTTGTTCCCCGCGTTCATCAGGCCGCCGTCGATCTCTACGGTCCCAAGGTTCCCACCCTGCCCATGTTCGCCCAACCCTGCAAGAAGAACCTGCTGCACCTGGACCCCCGGCACACCTTCAAAACCAGCTTGAAGCGCGTGGACCGCGTACAGTGGCTTTGCGCCTTCCCGGAGGAAGTGACGTTCCTTTGCGAGAGCGCCACGCAACCGCTGGCCACGGCGATCGGCAAGCATACGGCGAAGTACTTCTACAAGCCTAAAGGCGCATCGCCGACCGTCTTCCAAAAGCTGTTTTTCGAGTCGGTGACGGAAAAAGACCCGGCGTATTCCTCGGTCGATTCGCAACGCTGGGCCTGGAACCTGCCCAACCGCCGACTGGTGGGCGCTGGCGACCTAGATACAACGCTAGCCATCAGCTCTCCCGAATCTACCCAGTCTGGCTGGCATCCTTCGCACATCGACCCCGACGATGTGGAAGACACAAAAAACAGCGGAATCGATGCCAGCCCGGAAGTGCGCAACCGGGTAATCAACGTGTGCGCCCAGAATGAGAACTTGCTGCGGTCCGGCCCGGAGGGTATGGGCTACATCCGGATCGGCGGGACGCGATACCATCCTTTCGACTTCTACTCCAAATGCATCGAGAGAGCCAAAGAAAACCCAGAGGCATGGGGCGTGCTGATCCGGAGTTCCATCGCGCGCAAGGACGGCTGCCCGTTCCTGCCCGGCGAGTTCCCCGCAGAAGATGACCTGATCTTTTATTGGCCGGAGTTTCCGCAGTTGCGTTATAAAATTCTCCGCGAAAAATATCTCGACAACTACGAAAGTTTCATGAGCCAGCAGCAGAACGACCCTCAGGGCGGCAATGTGCCGACCTTCCCGGAGAAGCTGTACGCGAGCTGCGCGATCGAAGAGGAGCGGCTGCCGAGGCGCAACGATGCAGAGACATTCATCTGCTGGAGGCCGAGGTACGGCGGAAAGCCGGGGATGGCCAAGTTCAGCGAGGGCGCCGCGGCTACGGTGGTGGATGGGAAGGTGTACGTCAAGGAGTGCTGGCAGAGCGCCTACACGCCTTCCAGCGAAGCTGAGAGAATTGTGGCGGCGGCCAAGGAGAACGACGCGGACGGGGTGATGATTATCGACGTGCCCGGCTGCGAGTATCTGGCGGCGCACATCCGCAACGAGGCGGCAAAGCGGAACCGCAGCGTGCGGATTCAATGGCTGGAGTTCGAGGAGGACGACAACCGGAGGACCGGAGCGATCAAGCAGCTTGAGCCGCTGATGAAGGTAGGCCGGGTGCTGTTCTCGACCGGAATGAGCAAAGCGGCTGAGTGCCAGAAGCAGTTTGTGCATTTTGGGCTAGTGGAGGAGAATGGAATCGTGGAGTGCATCTCGCGCTTCGCTGCTTTGGTTCCCATCAGCCAGATGCGGGCCAACATGCAGGAAGAGGAGATAGCCTGGCAGCGGCGGCGCAGGGAAGACGCGCTGGTGCAGAGCTTCCTTAGCCAGCAGGGGATGCCGGCAGTGGACGAGCAGGCGCAGCAGAAGATGACGGCGCACCTGGCCGCCATGCAAAAGACAGCGACATGGAGTATGCCGCCGCTGCCGGGAGGGCTGGATGGCTGAGGGAAACAAAATCGTTTTACATTCTGTTTTTTGTGGAAAATGCAACCATTTGATGCCTCTCACAGAAAACGATTTTTACCAATGCCAGAACCCTGAGTGTGAAAACTGCCTTAGACAATGGAAAATCGTTAAGATCATCATGGAAGAAGTTGTAAACGCGCCTGAGTCCGTCATACCGGGGGTGAGTGTTGGCTGATCGCGAGGAAATAGCGGCGAAGGTGGGCGGAGATGGGATGCCGCTGGGCAACGAGCTGACGCCGTTGATCCAGGACAAGCAGGTGACGCTGCCCGCGAGTTCCGCCGAGGGTATCCTCTTCGACGACGACGCGGCGGCCACCATTGTGTGGGAAGACTACCAGCGGGCTATGGCATGGCTGGACACGAACAGTTGGCTGGCGGAGTGGCAGTACGTCGATTTCCTTTACCAGAGCCCGAACTACGACCGCGACTGGCGGATGCAGACCAGCCGGCCGGCGCGCATCAGCCGCTTCAACGTGGCCAAGAACCGCAACACCATGAGCAACCAGGTGCGGCGGGGCATCTTTGCCGACACCAGCCCCACCGCCCTCGAACCGCGCGGCAAGCTGGCCGGCGATCCCAACTCGGAGCGGATTCTGGAGGCATGGAGCGCGATCTTCGAGGAACTCGACGACCGGGCGGACTTCGAGTACAACATGAGCCTGGGAATCGAGTGCCAAGTGCTGCAAGGCACGGCGATCTGGATTCCGATCTGGGAGACGAAGAAGGTCAAGAAGAAGAGTCGCGTGCGCGAGACGCCTCCGGTCTCGATCGACATGCCGCTGGGCGGCAAGAAAGAGGTGGATACCTGGGAGAGCGATACCTTCAAGGTGCGCGAGGAGACGGTCGAGGAGAGCTGGCCCTACTTCGAGTACCGGCGGCTGGGCACCACGCTCTACAGCCCGAAGTGGCGGACACCGAACCGGCCCGACTTGACCGGCGGGGCGCGAATCGACATCGACTATGTGGCCTTCGAGGATTTGAAGAGCCTGCGCGAACTGGACTGCTACAAGGACATCCCCAGCGACGAAGACCTGAAGACGTACTTCTTGGAAAATCCGCTAGGCGACGCGGCGGTGGGGAGCCAGGTGGCGCAGTCGATGAACCAGGAGAGCAGCACCGTGCTGCACGCGGCCGGGGAGCAGCGCAACGAGAGCGCCAACCCGTTTGAGAAGCCGCTGATGAAGCTGGCTTATTGGACGGACAAGGTGGTGATCGAGGTTCTCTGCTACGAGAGCCGACGGAAGGTGATCCGGAACCAGGAACACACCATGGGCGACCAGGCGCTGGGGTACAGCGCGACCTGGTGGAACATCGACAACAGCGGTTATGGGATGGGCACGGGCAGGCTGAACGCCGGGGACCAGCGCATGGACCAGGGCGTGCTGAACGAAGTACTGAAGATGATCGCCTTCCCGCTGAACGCGCCGATTCTCTACGATAGCCAGGACGGCAACGCGCCTACCCAGAACGTGGTGATGGGCCTGGGAACGCTGTGGGGAGTGCGGACGCGCGACGGAGACGTGCGCAAGGCGTTCCAGTTCATGCAAATGCCGCAGATTCCGCCCGAGGCCTGGAAGATTTACCAACTAGGCAAGGACGGCGGCGAGAACACGGTGGGCGCCGACTCCATCTCAATGCAGGGCAACGTGAACACGCCGGGATCGAGCGCCATGCGCACGGCGGCGGGGGTGAACCGGGCGGGATCGAAGGCCGACGACAACATCGCCGACCCCGTGGCGCACCTGGAGTACACCATCAAGCGGTGGAGAGCTTTCCAGCGGGAGCGGATTCTGGAGGACATGCCTATTCAGGAGATCCGCGAGATTCTCAGCTCGCGGCTGGGAGCGAGCATCCTGGAGGAGATTACCGCCGAGGCGTTCATCGACGCGGAGTTCGAGATCAAGGTGCTGTGCGGGCAGAAGCTGGCGGCCAAGGCCGCGATTATGCAGTTGATACCGTTCTTCCTGCAGATTGTGCAGCAGCCGCAGTTGATGCAGTGGCAGCACGAGATCGGGCAGACGATCAACTTCCAGGCTATCGAGAACGCCTTCCAGCGGATGAGCGAACTGCAAAACTGGCAGGACATCTTTGTGCCCATGACGGACGAGCAGAAACAGAACATGGCGCAGATGAATCCCGAGGCGATCAAGGCCAAGATGGCGCAGGCCGTGGAGCAGGCGAAGGGTCAGAACAAGCTCCAGCAGATTCAGGAGCAGGGCAAACAGGACATCCAGCATACGCTGGTGGACAAGGCTATGGACCACGTGAGCGGCGACGTGCCCCTGGAACTGGCCGAGGCGCGGCTGGAGCGCAACACAGACATGGGCGAGCTGCAAAATGGCGTGCCGGGAGTGGGGGAATGAACCAGGGATCAGGGGTCAGAGATCAGGGGTCAGAACTAACGCCGCTGGAGAAGTACCTGGCCGGCGTCCCGTTGAACCCGGAGTTGGCGGCGCTGAAAGATGGCCGGATGGAAGAGGCGGGGGCGGCTCAGGAAACGCTGCGCCGGGCGCCCGTGGAAGACCCGGACAGGGAGCTGACCACCGCCGAGCGGATGGACCTGCGGGAGATGCGGATACTGCCGGGATGGCCGATTTTGGCGAGGCTGCTGGAAAAAACGTGCAGAATCCATGAGAAGGCGGCTATAATCCTGGCTCAGGGAGACCCGCTAAAGGATCGGGACGCGATCGCCGAGGCGTTTGGGTACGCCAAGATGTACCGCCGGGCGAAGGGCGAACTGGAGTTGATGGTGGACGCGGAGCTGGCCGAACTGGAGTTGGAGCAGCGGAAAGAGAAGGGAACCGGGGAATGAAAGCCTATTGGAGCGAGACGAGGCCGAACGGAAAGCCGGTTGAGCCGGAAACTGTCTGCTGGATTATCGACCTGGAGGACGGCAGCGCGCTGAACGCCACCTATGGGGCGAGCATGGAGGAAGTGTTGCAGAAACTGGCCATCCAGAACGCCAACGCGCAGATTGCTCTTGTCCGCCGCGCGGCAGCGCCGATACAACCAGCGGCGCCGGGGACGCCACCCCCGGCCGCGCCCCGGACAAGCCTCAGCGCCGATGAGCGGATGCAGGCGACGCTCGACCTGAGCAATCCGGCCAAGAGCGGCGAGGCCGTGATTCGCCTGGTGGTGGACCAGACGGGCGTGGACCCGCGCCAGCAGGCGATCCAGATCTTTGCGAACCTTTGCATGGCGTGGCAGGCCGAGCACCCGGAGTTTTATCCCCACGCCGGCAACAAGCGGATGCTGTGCGAGAGCGCGGGCCGCAAAGTAGGCGGCAAGGTTGGCCTGATTACCAAACAGATGCTGACCGAGACTTTTCAGGAGCTACAGCAGCGCGGCGAACTCTTCGAGGAGCCGCAAACCCTAACCATAACGCCCCCTGTACTTCCTGGCGAGAGCCAGGTGCAGCACGTGGAGAGGCCAAGAGGCACGCGGTTCGCCACCGGCGCGCGAAGCAGCAGCTTCAGCGCCCCGCAGACCGCGCAGACACGGACTGTGAAGTACACGGAAGAGGAGATCCGCACCATGCCGGAAGCGAAGATGCGGCGCCTGATCGAGGCGAACGATCCAGACTACGCGGCGGCGTGCGAGTTCCACTTCCCTCAGCAGCGGACAGCTTAGAAACTGAGCCGCGGACCAGGGAGCGGAGTATGACCGAGACGATGCAGTGCAAAATCTCGCGTGGCGTGGCTTGTGTGCTTTGGACCATCATCCAAGTCATCGCCGCGATCGGCGGCGCTATCGCGGTAACCCTGCACAGCGCCATGAATGCCGCGGCGATGGCGGCTGGAGCGGCAACAGTTTGCGACGGTCCCAGCCCGGCGGCGCAGACCAGCGCCAACATGCCGCAGGCGCGGCTTACGATCCACTACAACCGGGTCTTCATGAAGTGGCTTTATATGAACCTGAACAAGCTGCTGATGGTGACCCATATGGACCTGCCGGAGAAGAGCGGCCAGACCTTCCGCAACTTCATGGCGATTCCGCTAGGCGCGGATACGCAGCAACAGACGGAAGGCACCATCGGGACGCCCGAGCAGATCAGCGTGAACTTCAAGGACATTGTGGTGGCGCAACTGGCCAACTACAACAACATCTCCGATCTGGCGTTCCTGACCTCGATCTCGAACGATCTGGAAGAGAACCGGCGCGTGATGGCCTACCAGCTCGGCATCAGCATCGACGACCTGGTGATGTACATGATGGATTACCTGCGCACCTGGGACGGCAGGACATCGAACCAGGACTCGACCAACTCGCCGTACGCCTTCTCGAAGAACATGATCGAGCAGATGCCGGCCAGCCTGGGCGGCGCGACCGTGCGACCGATGGCGAACGGCTATTACAACGGCAGCATCCACGACTTCTTTGTGGGCGACATGATGCTCGACAACTCGAACAACTCGGTTGTCGATATCTGGAAGCACACCGACGCCGGGCAGTTGAAGCTGGAGCCGCTGGACGGGCAGGACGGGGAAACGCCCGTCAAGACGCTGGAGTTGATGGGCTGCCACTGGAGGAAGAGCACCAACCAGACGCAGACCACCAACTGGGAAGGCAGCGGGCTGACGGCGATCAGCACTTACCTTGCCGGAGCGGATGCGATCGTGTTTGTGAACTTCCCGAACAAGCGGCACACCAAGATCGATCCGCGCTGGGAGAACATGAACCTATGGGCGGGCGAGTACAAGGAACGGACCGCCTACGACCCGAACGGCCTGATCATGGCCGGCACGGGCTACAATTGCGTCTTCGGCGTGGGCTTGCCTCCAGACGCGACCAGCCGTATGCGCATCGCCAACGCGGTGCCGCAGACAACCTAACCGCAGGGATTAGGGGTTAGGGATCAGGGGTTAGGAATCCGGGGCGGCCGAGACCGCCCCGGCGGAATGCAAAGGAGAATCGGAGATGCAGCCCAACTTTGAAGGCGCGACATCGGTTGTAGCGCAGATGGCGGCGAAGAAGCACTGCCCAAGGTGTGGCCACGCGGCAGTACAGGTTACGAGCCCGGATTTCGAGATTTGGAACTGCATCAGGCACGGAGAGATTTATCGCAAGGCGCTGCAGGCCCCCGGCGAGCCTCGGCGCAAGCCAAATCGCCGGAGACTTTGAGGGGAATGGGAGAGCATCATGGCAGAGACAGCCAAAAGCACGGCGGAAGCAAAGGCGGAGAGCGATCTGGCGAAGCTCGATCTGGAGATCAAGCGGATTGATCTGGAGACCAAGCAGCTTGACCTGGAAGAGGCCAAGGAACGTAACCAGCGCCTGAAGAACGAGAAGGCGGACCGCAGCCGGAAGAACCGGCAGCGGCAGGCGCAATTGGCGACCGACAGGGCGAACCGCAAGGCTTTGATGGCCGAATGCAACCACCGCCAGGGAGGATCGCCGAAGAATCCCTACAAGGGCAAGGGCGACAGCGCGCTGAGCGTCTTCAACATGCCGGACGGCTTTACCAAGCTGATCAAGTGCATTATCTGCCGCGGCGAGTGCTGGAGCCCGCATCCCGCCGACCAGGCGACCGCGATTCGCGAGGGCGAGACAGCGGCCCAGCGCGATGCCCGCGTGGCGAAGTATCATGCGGATCTGGCTGAGTTCAACCGGCTGTATGACCTGGCCAAAGACAAGCTGAGCGAAGAGGCCGCCCAGGAGATGCAATGCGGCGTAACCATCACCACGACAAACACGGAGACCGGAGCGCCGGTACTGCGGCGCCGGCCTTGTGACAGGTACGCGGCGTAAAACAGAGATCAGGGGTCAGAGATCAGGGATCAGGGGGCGGACGATGAAAAACAAGCTGATTCGCGGCGGTTTGGTACTGGCTTTGGCGCTGATAGGCGCGGGGTTGGCCGCCGCGCAGAGCAATCTGTCTTCAAGCCTCGTCTACACCTGGACCGCGAACAGCGCGACGACGACCGGGCAACTGGGAAACTACATCATTCTGAACGGTCTGGTTGCGCCCCGCCCTGCAATCTATACCATCGATTTCACGGTGAGCGGGACCGCGCCCAGCGCTTGCACCTTCCACGCCCAGGGATCGAGCGACGACAGCAACTGGTACAACGTGGACGGCGGGAGCGCCATAAGCTGCACGGCCAGCGGAGCGGAGTTCATCAGCGCGGCGCCGGTGATTTATCTGCGCATTAACCTGATTACCTACACCGCCGGGGACTCGACAACCGTGGTGACCTTTCACTATGTGGGCGCGCCCTCGAACGGGAATGCCACGGCGGGCAATCTGGCGGGGGGCGCGCTGGGAAGCGTTCCATACCAGACGGCGTTGAATCTGACCGGACTGCTGGCCAGCCCCACGACCAACGGGCACACATTCTTTTTGAGCTGGAAGCCGCTGGGAAGCGCGATTGCGCCTGTGGCCACGGATGGAGCGACATACCTGGCCAGCCCGCCGGCGATCGGAGGAACGGCACCGGCCGCCGGTGGATTCACGAAGGTGAACGTTTCATCGGCGCAATCGGTCGTGAACTGCTCCACTTCGGGGACGGTAACCTACTCCCAGCCCGAGCAGGGTTCGAGCTTCAAGGAAGTCATAGCCTACGCTGCCGCTTGCACAGGGACGGCCGCTTATACGTTTCCCACGGCATTTACCGTGACGCCCGATGTGGAAGGCGGGAGCGCTGCGATCGAGAGCGCACTTTCAACGAGCGCCGTGACACTGACTGGCGTAGCGACAACCGGCTGGGTAATCCTGAAAGGTTACTAGCCAAAAAGGAGCAGGACGATGGGCGCAGACCGTTTGAGCTTTGGGCCGCTGAACGCGGCAGGAACCAACCCATATGACCAGCAGGCGCTGATCCTGGACACGGAGAACAACATCCTGGAGATCAGCGGAGCAAGCCGCACGCGCGCCGTCTTGTTTTCGAGGCTGGCGATTGTGGAGAACGCGCTGGCGCTGACCGCAATCACCACGGCGCAGACGCTGCTGAGCCTGGCCTTGAACGCGGGCGCGCTGAACGTGCAGAACCGCAGAGTGCGCGTGCGCGGGCGCATGGTGTACTCGACCACCAGCTCGAACGTGGCGACCATCACGCTGGCGCTGACGCTGGGCGGAGTGACGCTCTGCTCCATCTCGACGACAGCCACGAACACGGCAGCCAGCGTGAACCTGCCTATCGACTTCGAGTTCGAGCTGCTGGTGGCCACGACGGGAGCGACCGCAGCCATTATGAGCTACGGGCATGTGAAGGCGGACCTGGGCACGGCCACGACGGCCGCGATCACGGAGTTCCTGGACTCGAACATCGGGTCGAGCGACACGATCACTGTGGGGACGAACCCGACCGCCGGGGACACCATCACCGTGAATGGCACGCTGGTGACCTTTATTGTGCACGGCGGCACAGCGGTGGGCAATCAAGTTGTATTGGGAACGACCGCCGCGCTGACCGCGACGGCACTGTACACTTTTCTGGCCGCTTCGACCGACACCAACATTGCCAAGGCGACGTGGACGAACCCGAGCAGCACGGTGGTGCTGGGGGTGGCGAATGTGGCCGGATTTACGCCCTGGGCGACAACCAGTGTGCCGGCGAAGATCACCTTCAGCACGCCGACGGTGAACTTGCTGACGGCGGAGACCCTGGCGGTAACCATGGCGACAGGCACGGCGGCCGTGCCCAGCGCGCAACTGCTGGATGCCCAGATCGAGGTTGTGGGGTAAGCCAACGGGATGCCGGCGCGCCATGCCTCCTGGTAAGCGCGGCAGAGCGGCAGGGCCAGGGCGCCGACTATTCCCCCGGCAAACTGGCCCTGAGCCGCAAGAACAGGGATCAGTGTTCAGAGATCAGAGATCAGGCGGTGTGCGACGGCAAACAGCTCCCAAACTCTGCAAACCCTACTCGACGCCATGGCCGGGAAGGGAATCCCGGATCCGCGGCACGTGCCTGGAGGCTACGGCAACGCGCTGGCTCTGGAGATGATCAACCGCGTCTTCGCCGACCTGCTGACGGCGCGCTTCAACTGGAAGTTCAACCGCGCCGTGGCGACGCCCTTCTATACGAATAGCTGGCAGCAGGACTATCCGCAGCCTGCGCAGGCGGCCGGGCCGATCGGCTGGGGCGAAGACTGCGACATGATCGACATCAACAACACGCAGATCCCCAAGCCGCTGTGGAACCTGACCTGGAGGCGCGGACTGAGCCGGACCAGCGTGCAGATGTGGCGGCCGGGAGAGATCTGCTGGATGTACAACTCCGAGCTGAGCTTCGGAAGCTGGCCGGGGCCGGGAGTAACTTACTACCCGCTGGTGACGAGCGGCCCGCAGGGCGCCAACCCGATTATGAACTTTGTGGACGCCAACGGGAACATCCTGATCTTGACCGGCTTTGGAACGACGGGAACGAGCCAGCCCAGCGCGCCGGCGCAGAGCGCCGAGGGTGTGACGGTGACGGACGGCGGCTGCACGTGGACGGTAGTAAGCGGCGGCAGCCAGGGATTCAGAGTGGACAAGCTGCCCAACCAGACCGGGCCGACTTACCAGATCAATCCCTACTACCAAATGGAGCCGCCCACGATCGCGACCTTCAAGCAGGCGCTGAATCCCTTCCCGGATAGTTATCTGCGGCATGTGCGGCGCGGGCTGGAGGCGGAGTGCCTGGCGGCCAGCCCCAACCCGGCGGACGCCAAGCGCGGCCAGGAGATGCTGGCGCTGGTGAAGGGCAAGGAAGGACTCATCAAGGGTTGGGTGGCGGAGATTGTGGCGGACATGACCGGAGAGGGCGACAAGGAGCCGAACGTCTATAGCCTGGTTCCGCTGACGCAGGTTGTAGAGCGGCGCTGGGACCAGATTGGGCCGTACACGGCGGACCAGCCGTACTAAAGCCCGTGGGAAGGAAAGCAGGAACGACCGATGGCCAGCACACTGACGTTCTCGGACTCCGCCGCGTTCTGCTCGACGCTGCTGAAGAATCAACTGCTGAACGTCAACAATCAGCAGCCCGGCATTACCATGGCGAACATTATCAAGCAGCGCATTCTGGGCGCGCCGTTTATCTGGCGGGCGAACCGCGGGCACGCGGCTTTCGCGATCAGCCAATTGGGCGGGACGGATTATGCGCAAGCGCTGCCCACGCTGGGTCGGATTGAGACGCAATGGCTGACGGATGCGGAGGGCAACGACATGCCCCTGCAGGGCGCCGTGGCGCTGCCCAAGAACAGCAGCGTGGCCAGGCCCACAATTGCGGCGCCGCAGTACGACGACAACGCCGGCAACATTACCTTCCGCTTCAACTACACGCCGGACGCGGATTATACCGCCAACTTCGACTTCCAGCAGAAGCCCACGTTGATGACCAGCTTTGGGAGCCTGTGGGGTCCGGTGGCGGATGAGTACGGGTATCTTTTCAACATTGGGCTGCTGGCGCTGGCGGGGCTGCTGGTGAACGACACGCGCTTCCCGATCTGGGAGAAGGACTTTGTAAGCGGCCTGCTGGCCACCCAGGATGGGCTGGATGAGCAGGCTAAGGCGATCTTTATCGGCGACTGGATGAATGTGACGCGAACCTTCCAGCGCAGCCAGGCGGCGGGGCAGACAGGCGCGTCCGGCCGCGCGCAATAAACCACTTGACATAGTGGAGAGAGTGACGGTATTATCCCGCTATGGAGAATGCACTCGAAACCGAAGCTGCCCAACTGTTTGAGGAAGGCAAAAGTGTCAGCGCCGTAGCCAAGGCTTTGAAGATCAGTTGGTACAAAGCCCAAAAACTGAAACCCGCAAGCGCCGAAGCGGAGAATGTAGAGGCGCCGGAGCCGGCGGACGAGACCGAAGCGGAGGATGCGCCCCAACTGGTTTTCCCGATCAGCTTGGAGATTCCCGTGGAGCAGGTGGACGAGGCGATCGCCGCGGTGAGCGACATGGAACTGCGCGATGCGGTGATTGGACTCGGAGGCTCGGACAAGGCCAACATCTTGCAGATCGTGTTGCAGGCGCGGCTGACGGCGCTGCTGAATCCAAGCAACAGCGGCGGCGAGCCGGAACTGACCCCTAACCCCTAATCCCTAACCCCTGTTTTCAGGAGCGCAGCGACCAATGGCTAACCCGATACAGGCGACTGGAGCGCAGACGGACCCAACCCGGTACGGAGCGCTCAACATGGGCGGCGAACAGTTCACAGGATTGTGGACCCAGCGCAGCCCGTACCGCGACGCGGCCACCGCCTATCTGATCAAAAAGTTCTACCAGGGAAGCCGGTTCGACTCCATGTGGGATGGGCTGAACCGGGAGATCAGCGCCAAATTGACCGATATCCGCCGGCCGGGCAATCCGGAATGGAACTCTACAACCTTTCCGTCGATTCTGAGTTTCTATGCCTTCAAGTGCATCCAGTACGGCCAGGAGATCATCCGCATACTCGCCGACGGGAGCGATGGCAGCATTTATGACGCAACGGGCGGGGGAAAGAGCACCGTCTACAGCGGATCGGGAGGCGGACCGACCCGCTTTTTAGGAGTCGGAACAACTCTCTTTTTCACGCGGTCGAATGCGCTGAAGAAGTGGATTTATCCGGGAGGATGGGGACCGAGCAAGACATTCAACTCCGGCAATCTGATCAACGAAGGCGCGGCGCCGGGAACCATACAGATGGCGCTGGGCGGAATCTCGCTTCAAATTGTGGCTACGGCGTCGAATGGGACGACGGTGACGATCTGGGTGAATCCGCAGGCGGTTCCGGAGCAGTTTCCCAACCTGGTGGGCGCGGCGGTGAGCTTCAGCGGGCTTACCGGAGCAACTTACTTGAACACGCACACTTATCCGGTGGCTTCGATCGTTTCGACGACGCTGGGCATCTTCACCATCGCGCTGGCGCACACAGCCTATGCCCAGACCGCGGATACAGGCACAGGATCGACGGGCAACGGAACGACGGGGGCGACAGCGCCCATTTTCAGTGGAACGCAGTTCGCGGTGACAGCCGACGCCGGGCAGCAGTGGAAATGCTATGGGACGGCATTGCAGAATTGGGGTCTGGGAGCATCTTCTTTCCATGGATCCCCGCTTCTGGTGTCAGATGGAGCGCGTTTTTGGCAGGCGAACACCGTGCAGGGCCAGTTTTATTCGATACTCGACCCAAACCAAAACATTCAGGTGATGATGAACTTCGTTCCTGGCGGAACGAACTACAAAACCGGCTTGAATTACCCCAACTGGACAGTGGGGCAAGGTCCATATTCGCTGACTGTGGACGGCACGGCCGTCTGGTGGAACTTTGGACCATCCGGAGTTTGGACCGCTTCAACCGCCTTCGGGAATGCAAGCGTCTCGGGACAAATTCTCGTCATTGTGGACTCGAACCAGAACCTGCAGATTGTAACCAACGGAGGCGGAGGGAACTCCGGAGGATCAGAGCCCACCTGGGCCACGACGGTGGGAGCCACCACCAGCGACGGCGCGCTGACCTGGACCTGCGTAGGGCCGGGGGTAAAGCTGACGACCGCCGCGGTCAGCTATGCTTTTTCGACTCATTCGATCGATGGATCGGTGTCCACGGCATCTTTGCCGGTGACTATCCCCGGCGGGATTCTCGGGCCAGCCAACACCAGCGGCCTGCAACCGTACCTTGAAATTCTGGACGGCTTTGACTCCGATACGCAGATAGATCAGATTTGGATTTGGAGGACGGCTCAGGGACAAGCCACGCTGATCCTCGAAGACCAAACCCCGACCGATACCCTGGGAACAAGCCTGGATTATGGCGAACTGGGGATCCCCGACACCAGCACTACGGGCGGCGGCGCGCTGAACGCTCTTATTCCCGCGCCAGTGGCCGAGAGCAACGATCCGCCACAACCGGGAATGACGGCTCCGGTTTTCTATCTGCAAAGAGTTTGGATGGGTTTGGGATCCACGCTCTACTACAGCGGCGGCCCGGACACCATAACCGGCAATGGCGCGACGGCTTTTCCGCCCCTGAACGAAATTCCGCTGAAGGGCAATTTTATCCGCGCCGTGCCCATCACGGTGGAAAATGGAGCCCTGCTTGTTTTCACCACGAGCGGAATCGAGATTGTGCTGGGACTGGGAACGGCCAGCAATCCCTTCTACGCGACCAAGTATTGCGACAAGGTGAACCTGGCAAACTACAACGCCCTGGACATCTTGGGGACCGTGATCTACCTGATGGAGGCTAACGCAAAGGTGAGCAGCATCACGATCCAGTATCCGTTCAATCCGCAGAGCGGCTACACGGAGGTCGGATTCCCGATCGGAGATCAGTTCCTGAAAGTCACTACCGGCGGCCTCAACAGTGCGCTTTACAACCCGGCGACAGCCTTTCTGAGCTGGTGCATCGCCAACACGAGAGATACCGGGATGTACGTGGCGGATGGAGCCGTAGGCTGGTTCCGCATGTCGAGCGTGGCGCCTCCGGAGAGCGGCTTGCTATGGAGCCCGAGGGCGGCAGTTGTGGGAGGTACAAGCGCCGTGCAATCGGTGGAGACCAGCCCAGGGATTTTCCAACTGCTGATTGGGCCTCCGGTGGGTGGTGGACCGATTTTGGCGCGCGACGCAAGCGGGACATTATGGAATGACAACGCCTCCGACCGGGATCATCCGGGAGTGTTCACCGGCGGCACAGCTTACCCGGCGTGGGATGTCAAGGGCGTGAACCTGCTGTGCCCGACCGGGCAGACCACCGAAGTGGTGCACATCAGCGCCAAGAGCGCGGCGGTGGGCGCGCGGCCGGCGGTGAGCATTCTGCTGGGCGAGATTGCGGCCTCGGCGGCGCGGCCGTGGGATCCGCTGCTGCAGATTGATCAGGATCCTCCCAAGCCGGTGCCCGAGAGCGTGAGCGTCTACAGCGACCGCTACAAGACGAAGATCAACGGGCGCAGCCTGGTGAGCGACTGCATTCTGACCAAGTTCGATTACGGGACGCAGGCCGCCGCGGATGAGCTAATGGACTGGGGCATCTACGCGACGACCGAGGACGAGCGCAAGGAGCAAGCGGCGAGATAGGGATCAGGGGTTAGGGCTTAGGGGTTAGGGGTTAGAAAGGGGAATAGGGATGAACGCGAACGAACTTCGAGAACACGCTTGCGAGGCTCTCAAGACTAACAGTCAAGCAATGCCAACAATCCAGGCGGTAGTCTTATTTGAGATAGCTGCTCAGTTGGCCGAGTTGAATGAGTTTCTGCGGAGGCCTGCGCCAGTGAGAGGAATCTGCCGTATTTGCGGTTGTACCGAGTTCACGCCGTGCATTGACAGACGGACGGGTGAAGCCTGCGGATGGGTCGATGAAGAGGAAACCTTATGTAACAGCCGCATTTGCACCAAAAAAGCGGCTTCTGATCCCTCACGCCTAACCCCTAACCCCTGCGAGCCGGAAGCGGCACATGGCTGAAATCCGGTTGAAGATTCAATGCGTGAAGAACGCGGACCATGCCAAGATTCTGAGGTTTGGCAGCCTCATCAGCTTGGAGGAGGTTGACCGGCTGGGCGAGCTGATGTGCGGGACATCGCCGCTGTACATTCACAAGCCCGGGCCGGGCAGCCCGATTGGGAAATGCGCGCTGTGTGGCGGGCAGTTGGAGTACGAAGTGCAGCAAATTGAAAAGCAGGAAACAGAGGTCAAGGGCCAGGGGTCAGAAAAACCATGACGGCGCTGAATACCTTCAAGTTCGGAGATTGCTTCTTGCGTCCGACGGACGAGCGCGATCGCGAGCTGGCGGAGCGGTGGACGGCGGCGGACCCGGAGCACGCCGGCACGATCGACCCCGGATTCTGGCTGGAGAACAGACTGGGACGCGACGGGTTCCTGCTCAGCGACCGGCAGGGGCCGTGCTACTTCTTCAAGATGCACATTATAAAAAGCATGGCGCTCATGGAAGGTCCGATACACAACGTGGTGCAGATTTTCATCCAGTTCCCGCCCTGCGAGGAGGGGCGGCCCATGCGCGTCTTCAGGGCGCTGGCCGAGGGTTGCCAGTGGCTGGAGCGGACGGTGATTCCCATGGGCGCGGAGGAACTTATCTTCGACAGCAGGAACGAAAGCCTGATACGATTCTGCATAAAGCGGCTGGGGTTCGAGCGCCATGGGGAAATGCTGAGGAAGAAGCTGATCCGCCAGAGCGGCGTGTGAACCTGGAAAGGAATGCAGGATGTGCGGAGCGACCGGAGCGCAGACCCAACTGCAAGATGAGCAGATGCAGGCCTACCAGCAGGCTCAGCAGATGACCGCCGAGCAGTACGCCGACCAGCAGGCTGTGTACGCGCCGCTGAAAGCGCAATTCGACAAGATATTCGCCGCCGGGCCGAACCAGCAAGGCTTCAGTGAGGAGGAGACAAATACCCTGAACGCCCAGGCGGTGGAGGGTACCGCAGAGAATTACGCCCAGGCAGCGAAGGCGACGGGCGAGGCGATCGCCGCGGAGGGTGGAGGGACCAATCCGCTGCCCAGCGGGGCGCAATCGGAGATGCAGCAGCAGGTGGCGGAGAAGGCGGCGCAAAGCGAAAGCGGCGAGGAAACGCAGATTCAGGAAGCCAATTACAACCAGGGGTACCAGGAATGGCAACAGGCGGGCAGCGGGCTGATGAGCATTGCCGCCGGGGATAATCCCGTGGGCTACGAGACCGCGGCGACCGGAGCGGGCACGGCGGCGGGAACCACGGCCAACCAGATTGCCCAGGAAAACAACTCCTGGATCAATGCCGCGATTGGCGCGGCGGGAGCGCTCGGCGGCGGGTGGGCTGAGGGCGGATTCAAGACCTAAGAGGAAAATCATGGCTGAGGCACAAGCAATACCGGACCAGACGGGCAGCGGAGACAAGAGCGCGCAGATAGCGAGCCAGCAGCCGGCGCCCGCAGCAGGCGGAGGAGACTGGAGCCAAGCCGCGCAGGGCGCCGCGCAGCCGACGGCAAGCGCGCAGAAGGCCGCCGCAACCCCAGCGACGCCAGGAGCGGCCGCTGGCGCGCCGCCCGCAGCCCCCGCGCCCGCGCAACCGACGGTGATTACGCCGCAGAAGCGCGGCGGCATTCTGGGCGTGATGGACTCGATCGCAGACGCGCTGACGGGGAAGACGCGGCCGGAGATCGGCAAGGACCAGGACGGAAACAGCTATGTCAAGCAGGTGAGCTTGACCCATGGAGAGCAGTGGCTGCGCATTGCCGGAGAAGCTATCCACGGGGCGGCGGCGGGGCTGGCGGCTGGCAAGGGCGCGGGCAACATGGGGAAGGCGGCGCTGGCCGGTGTGGAGGCCGGCCAGCAGGATCAGCAACAGCAGCAAAAGCAGCAGAAAGAGATGACCGAACAGGCGCGGCAGCAGACGCTGGACAATGCGAACAACCAATTGCTGCGGATGCAGATGGCGGAGCACGCCTACACCGCAGCGCGGTTGAAGGTGAAGGCCAGCCAGGAGGATGAGCAGTTCGCCGACAAGCAGGAAGACCGGCTCAAGGAGAATGGCGGAATTCTGCTGGGAACTACCGCACACGTCGGGGACATCAGCCACCTGATGGCTAAAAATCCGCAACTGATGGAAGACTTGGTAAAAAATCACGCGCTGGAGTTTGTTCCCAACTACGAGAATGGCCAGGTGGCCGGATTCAAGGTTTACAAGACGACGCCCGGCTACCGGGCCACCGTGCTGCCGGATGGAGCGATTTTCCATACCTTCGACAACACCACCGGGCAATATCTCGAACACAAAGCATCCGGCCCGATCACCCAGGGGGAGATCGACGATTACAACACGGCGGCCGGAAATGCGGCGCTGAAGTACAAGACAGACCAGGTGGAAACCGGCCTGAAAGTGGCGCAGACCGCGGAGGCAACAGCGCGGGCCAAGGCTGCGCCAGCGGAAGCAGCCAAAAATTATGCGGAAGCGGGAAAAGCGCGTGCCGAGGCAACAGCGCGTGCCGAGGCTGCGCCAGCGGAAGCAGCCAAAAATTATGCGGAAGCGGAAAAAGCGCGTGCCGAGGCGGAAGCAAAACGAGCCCAAACTGCTACGCCGACGCCAGGAGCGACTGGAACCGCAGGACTGGAACAATATCCCGCTCCGATTCAGGCGGCGGTGAAAGGCTTGCTCGATTACCGAACCGATCCTGCGACCTTTCCGCAGCGCAAATTTGCCAAGAGCGGCCAGGTTGACCGCGAGACGGCGATTGGATTGGCGCAGCAGATCGATCCCAGTTACGACGAGAAGCAGTACGGCACGCGCCACAAGCTGTTGCAGGACTTCACCAGCGGCGAGGCAGCCACAAACATCCGCAGCCTGAACACTGCAATTCAGCATCTCGACCAGCTCAACAAAACAGGCGCGGCGCTGGGAAACACGAATTTCCAAGCAGCGAATGCCTTCAAAAATACCGTTGGGCCATGGTTTGGAGCCACGGCGCCGGGGCAGTACAAAAAAGATGTCAACGCCGTGGCCGACGAACTAAGCGCTATCTTCAAGCGCACCGCCGGAACCGACCAGGAGATTCAGGGCTGGAAGGAAACCATGAGCACGGCGCAGACGCCCGACCAGATCAAGGCCGGCATCCAGGAGGCGCTGACGCTGATGAATGGGCGCTATGACGCTCTGAGCCACCAGTACGAAACCGGCATGGGCAGGCCGCGAGACTTTCAGATGCTCTCGCCCGAGAGTACGAAGATTCTGGAAGGGCTGGGAGCCAAGGAATTTGTGCAGAAGGACGCGATCGCGCAGCCGGCTGCGCCACCGGCGGGAGCAACATACAAAGCGCCTGGCCCCGATGGGAAAATGCACTGGACGAACGCAACCGGCACCGTTGACTATGGGATCGCCCCGCAATGAACACGGCGCCTCTCTTCGATATGTCAAAAGCTGTGCCCATCGGCGCAGCGCAGGCGGCGCAACCCTTGTTCGATATGAGCAAAGCCACCCCGGTGAGTGCACCCGGTAACAACCCGGCAACTACCGGGGCGCCGGACGGCGTGAACGCGCAGCAGCCGAAGGGGATGGCTTACAACGCCAACGGCGAAGGCACTTACAAGATGCTCGATCCGCAGGGCCAGCCGGTGGATATCCCATTCAGCAACGTGGAGAAGGCCGGGGCAGCGGGACACCGCTTTGCCGACCAGGGAACCCTGGAACGCTATGCGCGCGACCATGCGGCGCTGCCGGTGGACGAGGACGCCATCGACCGTTACCTGGACGGCTTGCCCTGGTATCATCCGCTGAAACTGCTGGACAGCGTTTCAGAAGCGCCGGAAAAGGTCGCCCAAAACCTGTTCACAGGCGCGGGCGCGGGAGTGGAGCGGACAGCCGCCGGCGTGGACCGCCTGGCGCGCGGCGGAGGGCCGCTGACCAGGCCGGAAGAGATGCTGCAGGAGGCCGCGGCGACGCCCACGAAGGGTGTGGCGCAGGGCGTGGGAGAGGCGGGAGAGAACATCGGCGAGTTCATCGGGATGGATGGTCTCTTCAAACTGCTCGGGAAGGGCGCTGAAATGCTTCCCATGGCGGAGAAGCTCAAAGAAGCTACCGGAGTGGCCAGCATCCTGGAGAAGCTGCCGGCGCCCATCCAGAAGATCATCAAGATCGGCACCACGGCTGTGCGCCAGGGCATGGCGGGCGGCGCGCAGACCTATGTGAAGACCGGAGGCGACACTGGAGCGGCGGTGGGCGCGGGTATGACGACCGCGGCGCTGGGCGGCGCGTTGGATGCGGCGGGGCAGGGGCTCAGCTCCGCGATCGCCAAGCGGGCGACGACGCTGGAGGATGTGGGCGGAGTTCCGACGCCGGTATCCGCCGAGGTGCGCAATGCGCGCGCCACGCCGCAACAGGCGGCCGGCCAGGAATCGATTCGCAATGCGGCGCGAGGATCCCTGGCGGGGCACCTGGAGGAAGTGAACGAGAGCCGCGCCGTGCCGCCCAGCGCGCCGGGGCTACCGGCTTCTACCGGGCCGTATGAGTTCAATCTGCGCGGAGTGACGCCGGAAGAAGGAACAACGGGCCGGATCGCACACCCGGCCGCAAAGTTTGATCCAGCAGCATCGAGAGTCGAGGGAGAAGGAAAAGTGGGGCCGCAAAATCGCGCCGAGATGGGATCGACAGCCCAAACGGTACCCGACAGGATGCTTAAACGTGTGCAAGCTTACACGCCCGCCACAGAGGGCGGTGCAGAGGCGCAAGCGGATGTAGCCAGAGGCGGCGGCGTGCTGAAAACCCAGGATGCGAACATTGCCAGCGCGCACGTCGCCAACCTGAACAAGATTGTGGATGGGCCGGAGTTTGAGCATATGCCGCCGGCGCAGCAGCGGCAGATACTGGAAGCCCGCGCCGACGCCATGAAACAGTTGGGCGAATATCACGAGCGGGTGACGGCGAACCTGCCCAACGCCGGCAAGCCGAACTTTTTGCCGGTTGACATCCCCGCAACGCTCAAGAAGACGGGCAGCTATACCGAAGCTGCTAACCAGCTCGACAAGCTCGCGACGGACGGCTACGAGCATTTCAATGACATCACCGGAGGCAAGTTCAACGCCATTCGGCAGGCCAACAAGGATGCCTGGGCAGCCTACAAGGGCGCGAGCGGGCTGGAAGCTCAGGCGGCCGCTGAGAAGGCTGTGGACGAGACGAACCGCCAGATGGATCAGTTGATGAAAGATATTCATGGCGCGGTGAGTCCCAAGGAATTGAGCGGCTTCAACGACGCTTTCAAGAACGCGCAAAAAATGAAAGCGGTGGCCGCGGCCGTGGATGGCAGCTTCACAGGCAACGCCAGCAGCAGCGCGCGGAGCTGGGAGTATCGCGGCTTCGACGGCGGCCGGTTGATGAACAACCTGAGCCGGTTGCAGCAGAGGATGGGGCGCGGGCCGCTGGAGCGCGTGGTGGGCAAAGACAACCTGGACACGCTCTTCAGGGTGGCAGAGCTGAACCGGACCGGGACAGCCCGGGCGAAGTTTGGCGTGGCGATCAAGCCGGTGGTGAACGGCCTGATGAGCCTGCACGTCGGTCCGATAGCGGCGGGAGCATACCTGGGCCACATGGCAGGAATGCCCTACGAAATGGGAGGCGCGGCCGGCTGGGCGACGGCAGCCGCAACCAGGCGCGTGATGGATGCCGTGCTCACCAATCCGAAGGTGGCGCAGAATCTGATCTTCGCTATCGACTCGGGCGCCAACCCGGACCACTATGGGCCGATGCTGGCAACCATGATTCAGCAACAGGAAACAGAAACCAGCCGGGAACGGCAGGCGGAAGAAAGCAACGAGGGGAATGAGAAATGACAGGGAACAGGGAACAGGGAACAGGGGTCAGGGGTCACAAACCGCTGACCATGGAGCAATTGAAGGGTCTGCATGATTTGGCTGTGCAGCGGTCGAGGCGCAACAAAGAAACCGAGTGGATGCGGAAAAGCTGGGCGGATGTGGCCAAGGGCTTGGGCGAACTGATCGAGCTGCGCAGGCGGACAGTGAGCATTCCGCTGGAAGGCACGGTGAGCTGATGGTGACGACGCAACGGCTGGAGGAGATGCGCTACATCGTAAAGAACTGTTCTCAGCGAGCGGCGAATGAGAATGTGCGCAAGGTGTCGGAAGACCTGGCGGACGCGCTGGGGGAGTTGATTAGCAGGCGGGAAATGGTGACGACGCAACGGCTGGAGGAGATGCGCTACATCGTAAAGAACTGTTCTCAGCGAGCGGCGAATGAGAATGTGCGCAAGGTGTCGGAAGACCTGGCGGACGCGCTGGGGGAGTTGATCAGCAGGCGGGAAATGGAAGAAACAGGGATCAGGGATCAGGGATCAGGGGTCAGGGACGACGAGACGCGGCGGCAGGTGGAATACTTCGCCGAGCAAGGGCTGGCGCTGACGGTGGCGGAAACAGGCGTCGATCCCCGGATTGTGAGGCAGGCGTGAGCGACACGATCCAGATGCCGAATGTGATTATCAAGCCCAAGGATCAGAGCGCGCCCAAGGCGCACCCGGCGGACGCCGAGATCCGCAAGGCAGCCGAAGAGATCGACGGCGGGCGGTGGATTCCAGACCCTACGGACGAAAGCGCGCTCGACGACCTGGGCCTGGCGCTGCGCATCGGTCCGGAAGAGGAGCTGCGCCAGAAACCGAGCTTGCAGGACTTCCAGGACACGCGGACGCTGAACGAGCTAAGCCGGCACCCGCGCGTGGTGGAAGCGATGGAAAGGATGGCACGGGAGGCGGAGGAGGCCAAGAACCCGCAGGAGGCGCTGGAGAAGACCTGGGCGCTGCACGAGATGGCCTGCTTGCAATCGAAGGACCAGAAGTGGGAGGGCCAGCAACGCTGGGAGGGCAAGGAAAACGAGGAGATGCGCTACGGGCAACTGCTGACGCCGCCGCAGTTCTACGACCGGCTTGGAAAGGTGACCGGCAAGGGGCGCATCAAACTGAGCATGAACGTGGTGAAGAGCACCCCCGAGGCGAAGAGCGGGCGCGTAGGGCTCTACATGCGCAATCCGTTGTGGACGGGCCAGAAGCCGGTGACCGAGTATCCGCAGGCGAAGGCGCGGGAGCTGCGCGAGGAGGCGCAGGCCGTGATTTTGAAGGCGGGGCTGCTGCGGGCGCTGCACCTGCACAGCGAGGCGGATAGGAACTTCACGCTGGCCGCCAAGATGATCGAGGAGGCGACGCGGATCCTGATGGAGATGTCGGCCGTGGAGCAGCTTGCGGAGCCGGAGCTGCTGCGCGTGGGCACTCTTCAATGGCCGCTGGGCACGGAGTGGATGGTGATGAACTTCAACGAGTTCGGCGTGCCGACGACAGCCAAGTACCTGGGCTGGCGGACGGCGCTGCTGACCATGATCCGCTGCGGAGCGATTACCGAGGCCCAGGCGCACAAGGCATTCCCGGTGGGCAGCGGACCGGCCGCGGCGTGGTATCTGGAGCAGTTGATGAAGATGCGGAACCAGGCGGGGAGGGTGCAATGACGGCCAGCGAGCTAAACAAAGCGGCTTTGGCGATGGCCGCGGCGCGGTGGGCGGGCGAAGGCGCCAGCCTGGAGCAGATGAAGGCGATCTGCTACTGTATCCGCAACCGCGTGAAGGCCGGCTGGGGCGACGGCAACTGGCTGACTGTGCTGGAAGAGGCGGAGGACTGCATGGGTAACCTGCCGGGCCCGAGGGTGAAACTGGATCCCAACGGGAAGGCCTTCAGCCGGCTGCTGAGGGACATCGACGAGATTTACTATGGCGGCGGCCGTCACGATGCCCTGGCGGGGAGCTTGCCGGACGAGGAGACGATCGAAGAGGCGCTGAAGGACGCGAAGTACTGGTTTTTCTTGAAGGAACCGCCAAGCGCCTGGTTTGTGGAGCGGATCATCCACGATCCCGAAAACCACCGCGAGGCGGCGAGTTTGTGGACAATGCTATTCTTCGAGTGATGAAAACAGGGATCAGGGGTTAGGGATCAGGAAAGGCAAAAGCAAATGCCGCTGACACCGCAAATCACGCTGACGGCCACGCTGGAGGATTTTACCGGCGCGCTGGTGAGCTCCGCCGGCAACCAGGGCAAGCTGCGCATTGCGCTGTGCGGCTACGGGCCGGTGATTCCGGTGGTGGCGGGAACGGCGATCATAGCCAAGCCGGGGCCGTTTGACCTGATCGCGGCGGCCGGCGTAATCAGCATCAAACTGTGGGGCAACGACGTGATTACGCCGGCGGGAACCTACTACAGCATCATGGTGCTGGACGGCGACGACAACGTGGTGCAGTGCGGGATGTATCAGTTCAGCGGCACAGAGACGGTCGACCTGAGCAACGCCACGCCGATCGTTCCTCCGCTGCCGGGAGGGAGCACGCTGGCTTATCTGCCCTGCACGGGCGCAGTTCCGGGAACGGTTTACACGGCTCCGGGCGCGATTGTGGCCCTGTTTTACAACGGCGTGGCGCTACCCTACGGGCAGGCGCTGCCTACTCTGAGCTACACTACCGCGGCCAATGTGGCCACGCTGAACTTTGCAACCGAAGCTGGAGATCCGAATGACCGCATCGACGCGCTTTGTTTTGTCAACCCGTAACGCCGCGGCGCTGGCCGCGCTGGCGCTAGGCATGGCTGTGGGCACCGCAGCGGCGCAGATCAACGCCGTAACACAAATCAAATGGCCGCCAATCACCGGCGCGGGAACGCCAACGAGTTTGAGCGTGCCCTGCAGCACCGCGAATTATGGGCAGCCTTACCAGAACACGGCCGTGATCCCCAACACCCGCTATCATTGCGCCTCTGACGGCTGGGAACTGGAAGCGGGAGGCGGCACGAGCCTCGAACTCCAGCACAATGGCACAGACCTGGCCGACCAAGCACTGTTGAACTTCGACGACACGACGCCCGCACCGCCCACCGGCTACAGCAACGTCACTTTCCAGACCAATTCTGGAGGCCATCTGTCGGGCTACGTGCCGACAGCTTACGGCCAGAATGCGCTCTCCTGCCCATCGAACGTGCCGACGATGAGTCCGCCGAGCGGACAGTATGTGGCGTGGGCGCTGCCTACGACAGATTGGGCTGCCCCAAATCCGTGGACCCTGAATCCCAACCCTGGGCCGCCTACCTACTTGCCATCGGGGAACACAGCCTCATCCACTTTGAGTGGCGGCGCAGAGATGGTGCAGGCCGTTGGATTAGGAGGCGCGGAGATCGGATGGGGCGGCTTTCAAATGCCGCAGTTGCCGCCGAATGCCACTATCGTGGCCCTGAACGGCATTCTAGTGGGCAGCGGTTATGGAACCAGTTCGCTGACCGCCGGGCAGATGACTGTGCCAAACGGGAGCGATCCCTGGTTCAGCGGCTTTCCGCCAAGCAGCGGGAGCTTTGGACCGGTTACCTACACCACCAGCGCCTGCGGTACATGCTTTTTGGTTCCTGTGTCGGAACTGACTCAGGTGCTCAACAATGCCACCATCGGCGTGCTGATTGAGCAGACTTATGGCGCTGGATATATCTCGGCGCAGGGCGTCAGCATCACGTTTGTGGGTTTCGAGATCGTCTATACCGTGCCGACCGGAACGCCCGCAACGGTGTGCTCGCCGGGCGGAGTGGGAAGCGGCACAACTGGGGTCGCGCAGATTGTGGCGAACTCACCTCTGGTGACGACTCCTACCAATGGCACCGGGCCGATAGTCCAGGTGGGAATGCTGCCTCCGCTGACCGACACACCTGATCCGCCAACGCTCGTGTGCTCTGCAACCGTCAACACGCTGATGCAGTACAGATCGTCCGCAGGCAATACCTATATGTGCATGGTGCCTTACGGGGCAAGCACATGGAGTTGGAATGAGATCGGCTCCACAGGCGGAGGGGGCGGAAGCCCTGGAGGCATCACTGGGTCGGTGCAATACAACACCGGGAGTGGTTTCGGCGGGACCGATATGGGCACAGTTGCCAAGGTTGCCGTCGTGACAGATGGGGCGCATGGCATTACGCCTGCTACGGGAACGGTTGCAACCGGCGGAAGCGGGGCCAGCATGTTGAATCTGACGCCCGTACTGGTATCGGGGCTTCCGGCGATTACCGTTGCGAACGGCTATAACCTGGTTGCCGGGGTATCGCAGGTGAGCGTATCGGATGCGGCGTCCTGTGGAGATACTTCCACGGGAGGTGGAACCATCAAAGAGACGCTGGTATGCTCGACGGTAACCAGCGGGGCTTGCACCACCTGGACGCTGGTTTCTTGTTCGTCTGTACTGGCTGGGAGCGGGATGTTTGGACCCGCCATGAGCACAGCGCCAACCTTGACCGGAACGGGCCTGACCACGGCACTGAATCATAGCGGGACGTATTCTGTCGGCAACACACTGACCGGCATCCTGATGGCTGACTCCGGCGCTTCGGTGGAGCAGGTCGAAGGGCAGCTTACAGCCGCTCCCGTCGTCCCCTTCACCGCTACCGCGCTGCTGAGCGTGCCCCCAGGCGCGCCCGACTACTTCAACACCGGCATGATTGTTGCGTCTTCGCCCACCGGCCCTATTGTGGAAGTGGATGTGAAGGAGAATGCGATTATCGCGGTGATCGGCTGCACGACGGCTTCATGCGGAAGCTATACGTCGCTCAACAGTTTTTCGATCAATCGGGATGGAGCGCACTTCTGGGCTTACAGGATTCAGTACGACGGAACCTATGTCAGCTACTGGGTTTCAAGTGACTTAAGTTATTGGCTCCCGCTCTACAAAGAGACGGCAGCGAGCGGCTATCTCAGTTCCGGGGGGTACAATTACATCGGCGTCTACTTCGAGCCGATCAACGCTATTGGACCAAGCCCGGCCAACGTAGGTGGAGGAACGACTCTGATGAGTTGGACGGTGACCACGCCATGAAACGCATTCTCCATATCTGGGTTCTTGTGTTGCTTGCCGCGGCTGTTTGGCCCTTGAGCGGCGACGCGACCGACAATTGCGGCAATCTTCCTTCCCCTACCGTGCTCGCATGGAACGGCCTATTGCCAACGCCGCGCATGGGCGTGAGCACCTGGTACGCTCAAGGATCAGCGCCCACGGAAGCCTATGTGAAAACACAGGCGGACGGGCTTGTGTCAACCGGGCTGCTGGCCGCTGGCTACAACTTCGTGGTGGTGGACGATGGCTGGCCCGCTGCAAGCCGGGACGGGGGCGGGAACCTGGTGGCGAATGCAACCCGGTTTCCAGATGGAATGGCCGCAACCGTTACCTATGTCCACGCGGACGGAGAAAAGTTCGGCATCTACTCTTCCCCTTATTCCACGACCTGCGCCGGTTACCTCGGCAGCTATCAGCATGAGAGCGCGGATGCAACCCAGTTCGCAACGTGGGGAGCCGACTTTTTGGACTACGATGGCTGCAACGTCGATGCCGGATATAGTTCCTGCTACAGCACGGCTGGGCCTCAAATCTGGCAGTTGATGGCGCAAGACATTCGCGCCGGCAGCCGTCCGATGATTATTCAGGTTGGCACCACTCCTTCGCCGTGGGCAAACCTGTGGCTGTGGGCAAAGCCGGTGGGGCAGAATGAGTATCGGTTCGACCAGCAGGACATCAACGGGCTGTGGGCGAACTTCGACGGCGCAATCGACATAGCCGCCGGGCTATCGGGCTACAGCGCCGTGGGTTATTGGGCGAATGCCGATATGCTCATGAACGGAACCGGGAGCGGGCCGCTTACGGGAACCTTCACGGCCACCCAGCAGCAGACCCAGTTCGGCATGGATTCTCTGTGGTCGTCTCCTTTGATCTTCGGAACCGATGTTACGGCCATGTCGAGCGGGCTGCTGGCAATGTACAAGAACCCGGAAGTGATCGCGGTGGATCAGGACGCCCTGGGGCTGATTGCCAAGCGGACCAGCCAGACAAGTTGCGGCAGCGCAACCTGTGAGGTATGGACCAAGATGCTGTGGGATGGGAATTACGCCCTGGGCCTGTTGAACCGCGCCAGCACGACCCAGACCGTGACGGCGAACCTCAGCGCCTACAGCAACCCGGATGTGAGAGATTTGTTCGCCCGCTCGGACTTGGGGCACATGACGAGCTACAGCGTATCGCTTCCGGCCTACGGAATGGCGCTGGTACTCGTGACGCCGAACGGTGGAACCGCAATGCAGAATGTCGTTATGCAAAACATGGGGATTCGATGATGTCAACGCAGCGCCGCGCATCGCTGACTTCCCAGTAATCGGAAGGGCCAGGACGAGCAAGGCAAACCGAAACTGGGGAGAACGGAGATGGCTGCTGGGTTCACAATGAGGTTTCGGACGCTGTGGCATGACTGGGTGCCGGTGATAATGGTCTGCTGTTCCATCGTCGCTTCCATTGCGGGCGGTTCCGCGTTCATTGCAAAGGATCATGAGCGGATTGTGAACCGGCTCGATGTGCTTGAGGGTGGGCAGAAAGAGTTGAAGGATGGGCAGACCGAACTGAAAGAGGGCCAGCGGATTCAGGGCTTCCAGTTAGAGACGCTGGGCCTGGATCAGCAGAAAGTCTTGTTCAAGTTGAACATCCCATCGGTGTCTCCGGACTACCATCTTTACCCGGAGATGGGCGGCAGGAAACAGGAGCCGTCGCAAGAGGACACGCTGGGCACGAGCAAAGACGGACACTCGTTCTACGCCGCGCCGCAACCCGCAACCGCACGCAACACCGCGCCGCAAGACGCGCAGATTCAGAGGATAGAGCCATGAAACCGAAGCTCGAACCACCTCCGCCGGTACCAGGCCAACCGAAGCCGCCGATCCAGTGTGCGCCTGTGCCGTTCGTCACCGCGCCCCTGCCCCGGACGCTGCCCGCCGCGCACGCGATGATTGAGGAGTTGCGGGCCTATATCAAGGAACGCTGGGAAAAGTGATTCTGCTCGCGTTGAGCCTCATCGGAGCCATGCTGGGCGTGTTCCTGATCGGGCTGCTATCGGCAGGCGTGCTCGACGTGGCCGGGGCGCTGTGGTGGGTCTGGCAGAAAATAAAGGCGTGCTGGCCTTTGACAAGGCGCGGCTGATGTGGGTACTATTACCCACATGAGCACCACATACCTCAAAGTGACAGGCGTACCCGTTGAGACGAAAAGGGCGCTCAAGGCTGAGGCTGACTTAAAAGGCTGGAGCCTGAGCGAGTACCTGCTTGACCTCATCTTGGATGGGCGCGTTGTCCAGAAGCGGGCAGCCGAGCGCCGGAGGACGAAATGAGCGGGAATGGGGTTGTTTATTATCATACACGCGCGGGCGAATCGGCGCAGAGGCCATACTCGAACACCGAATCTTGGCGCAAATGGTACCAGGCGTATGTCGCCGCGCTGAAAGACAAGGAGCCGAAGGCATGATTACGGTCCCTGATCATGCGGAAGAGATCAAGGTGAGGCTACCCGCGCTATTGAAGTCTCAGGCGCAAATCAAGGCGGTCTGCGCTGATGTCTCGCTCAACAGGTGGGTCGTGGGGCTGATCCGAGAAGCAGTCGAGCGGAAGGAGCCGAAGGCATGAGCACTTTGATTTTGATTAGCCAGGTGTATCTTGGAGTGGTGCTAGTCTTCTGAATGGAAACAGCAAGGTCGATAAACCTGGACGAGAGAGGATAAAGCGATGGCGAAGATGAAGCTGAATCCAGCGAGCAAGGGACACGCGCCGAAGGGCGCGCATGGCCGCGCGGCGGTGAAGGCGATCGGACGGACGAAGACCACCGGCAACTTCAAGAAGATTGAGGCCGCCAAGGGCAAGGGCGCCGCGATCGCCGCCTACCAGAACAAGCTGAAGGCGCACAAGGCCGGCGGAAACCACAACGGGCCGCGGGCGCACCAGGGAAGGAACGGGCTGCACTATGGCGCGCACGAGGATCATGGCGCCATTACCAGCCAGGCGGGGCGCACGCACGACTGCGCGATGTAAGAACAGGGATCAGGGGTCAGGGGTCAGGGATCGGAAAGACGAGGGGAATTGTGGGAAAGGCAACGATCGAGGAGCAGGTCAAGGAGATTCTGGTAACGACCTTGTGCTGCAACGATGAGGAGCTGACGCCGAAGGCGCTTCTGACCGAAGACCTAGGCATGGACAGCCTGGACCGCGTGGAGATCGCCATGCAGATCGAGGAAGGCATTCTCGACGATGAGGAGATCGCCGACAACGCGGCCGGGGAATGGCGCACCGTGCAGGATGTGGTCAACACGGCGAGCGAGATGGCGGCCAAGCAGGCGCTGGCGAAGCGCACGGGGGCGAGACGCTGATGTGGACATACCAGATTTCGACTGGAAAGATGCTGACGCCCGGTAGCCGGCTGCTGGGCATCGGCTATAGCGGCAACGGCCCGAGCCTCAACAATCCCCTGGACTGCCGGATCCCGAACCACGGGCCGATTCCGCCCGGCATGTACACCATTGCCGGCTGGTTCGACGATCCCCCCGGACCGAACAGCAAGGGTCCGATCGTGACGCGTCTGATACCGGATGCCGATAACCAGATGTACGGGCGCGGCGGATTCATGATCCACGGCGACAACGATGCGATGAACCACACCGCCAGCGACGGCTGCATTGCGCTGACGCACGCCTATCGCGGCATCATGCAGGCCGACGGTGACAACCGCCTGCAAGTCATCGAGTAAGGAGAACAAAGTGAAAAACTGGAAGACAACGCTATTCGGGTTGATCGCCGGGATAGCGACAGGACTTGCGAACTACAGTGGCCCGAATAACTGGCAGGGCTATGTGGGCGCCGCGGCACTAGCGGCTCTCGGGATTCTTGCAAAAGACTTCGACACGCACTCCACACAGCCGCAAATCGATGCGGCCACGACAAAGTAACCAGCTCGCCGCGGCGGGCAATCCAACCCAAGGAGAGCAGCACATGAAGAAAGCACTCGCACTATTCACCGCCGTCCTGTTCTACGCAACGTCGTTGCCCGTGGCAGCGCCAGTGGCAACTGTGGCCATGGTGGGCATGACTGGCTGCAGCATGAGTATGCAGCAAAAGGAAGCCCTGCTCAACACCGCGATTCAGTCTGCCGAAGCCGTCATTGCGCAAGCAGAGCCAGGAGCGGCCTGGGTTCAGCCGATGAAGAACGCCCTTGCTGCGCTGGTTAACTCAGAGCCCTCCTGGGTCAATGGCGGAACGGCACAAAACATTATCACTGCGCTGAACACGATAGAGGCGATTACCAGCGTGATACCCTTCACGGCGCCTTACGCAGCCCTGATCGACGTGCTGGTGGCCGGTATCGATGCAGTACTGGCTGTGCTGCCCGTGAGCGCAAATCAGGCCAAAATGAGCGTAGCGCTGCCGAGCCGCGGGATATACTACGACCATCACGGCCGGGCGAAGATCGGGCATCCCTTCTATCGAACGGCTAATGCCGCGGATTACGAGAAAGCGTGGATCAAAGCCGGCGGCCAGCCGCTGACAGCCAAGTAGGGAGAAGAGCTCGCGCGCGGATGGCTGGGAACCCTGCCGCGCGAAGGAAGAATGCCCCGGCTGAGAGGCTGGGGCATTCCTTTGGCCTGTGCAGGGCGCGGCGGAGGGGAATAACGTCATGGAAAGCAAAGCAGAGCTTGCAACGAGCAAGCGTGAATCGACGCCGGACAGGCGTCCGGTGGTGCGCTGCCCGAAGTGCGGCCTGGTGCAATTCTGGCCCGAGGGAAAAAGCGCTTGCAACCGGCCGACATGCCGATTCGTGATGGCCTACAGGTTGAATGCGAGGCTGAAGCTGGAACCGGAAACCGGAGATAAGGAACCGCGTGCGGCGAAGGCATTCGACGATCGGGATTTTGCCGCCCGGCTCCGTGGGCTGCGCAAGGCGCGAGGCTGGAGCCAGAGGGAACTGGCGGAGCGCATAAAGACACGGCGTACCCACATTAGCAAGATCGAATGCAGTGCGTGTTGTTCAACCATAAAGGTGACAAGGCGGATCGCCGGGGCGCTCGGAATCGAGATCGAACTGCTGATGGACGAGCGGTTCAGCCTTGAGGATCTGATGCAGCGGACAAAAGAAGATCTGCTGGCGCGGGAGGCCTTCCTGGCGGAGATTGCCGAACTGCTGCCGGGAATGGAGTCGTGGAACTTGCGCATCCTGGAGCAGGCCGCAAAAGCCATGGCCGCGGGGCAGTACACGCTGCCGGAATGGATGCAGGTATGAAGCGCATGACTACGCGCGAGATTATGCGCTGGGCGGCGGAGTGGTTTGCCAGAGAGCGCCCCAACGAAGTGAGGCCGTTCTTTATCAGCGCGCTGCTGGAAGACTTTCAGGCGGCGCTAATGGAAACGACCGCCGGCGACGGCGATCGCGAGCGCCCGGATCTCGCAGACACACCGGGCACGCCCCAGTGCCGCTGAGAACCGGCGCGGGGTTGGGCTTGGGCGGCTCCGCTGGGAAGACGGAGCCGCCCGATTTTTTTCTTGACATTGACGGGATTATCCCGCTATATTAGATGTGAGGTTGCGGAAGGCGGGAATATGAAACTTTGGACACAACTGATGGGTTGGAACCCCAGCGACGAGCAACTGAGCCGCATGGGCGACTGGATATACGTGCTCGGCAGGACGGGCGACCGGCTGCTGAAGACGGCCGTGGTGGGCGCCGCGCTCTACCTGGCTTGCGAGATTATTTCAGGGCTTCTCCGCTACGGGGCTCGCTGACGATCGACCATTGACAACCAACAACTGACAACTGACAACTGAACCGAAAGGGGAATATGGAGAAAATCATCACGCAAGAGGAACTTTGCAAATGGATTGCCGGCTTAACCGAGGCGAAAAAAGCCAGCCTGACCAGGCTCGACCTCGGAGGCACGCAAGTGGCTGACGTGACACCGCTGGCTGCGCTCACGAGCCTGACCACGCTCTACCTCTCGAACACGCAGGTTGCCGACGTGACGCCGCTGGCTGCGCTCACGAGCCTGACCAGGCTCTACCTCTCGAACACGCAGGTTGCCGACGTGACACCGCTGGCTGCGCTCACCAGCCTGACCACGCTCGGCCTCTCGAACACGCAGGTTGCCGACGTGACGCCGCTGGCTGCGCTCACCAGCCTGACCACGCTCTACCTCGGAGGCACGCAAGTGGCTGACGTGACACCGCTGGCTGCGCTCACCAGCCTGACCACGCTCGGCCTCTCGAACACGCAGGTTGCCGACGTGACGCCGCTGGCTGCGCTCACCAGCCTGACCACGCTCTACCTCTGGAGAACGCAGGTTGCCGACGTGACGCCGCTGGCTGCGCTCACCAGCCTGACCAAGCTCGACCTCGGAGGCACGCAAGTGGCTGACGTGACACCGCTGGCTGCGCTCACCAGCCTGACCAGGCTCTACCTCTCGAACACGCAGGTTGCCGACGTGACACCGCTGGCTGCGCTCACCAGCCTGACCAGGCTCGACCTCGGAGGCACGCAAGTGGCTGACGTGACACCGCTGGCTGCGCTCACCAGCCTGACCACGCTCGGCCTCTCGAACACGCAGGTTGCCGACGTGACGCCGCTGGCTGCGCTCACCAGCCTGACCACGCTCTACCTCTGGAGAACGCAGGTTGCCGACGTGACGCCGCTGGCTGCGATCACCAGCCTGAGAATTTATCGCTGACCGCTAACAACTGACAACTGACAACTGAACCGAAAGGGGAATATGGAGAAAATCATCACGCAAGAGGAACTTTGCAAATGGATTGCCGGCTTAACCGAGGCGAAAAAAGCCAGCCTGACCACGCTCTACCTCTCGAACACGCAGGTTGCCGACGTGACGCCGCTGGCTGCGTTCACCAGCCTGACCACGCTCGACCTCGGAGGCACGCAAGTGGCTGACGTGACACCGCTGGCTGCGCTCACCAGCCTGACCACGCTCGACCTCAGGAACACGCAGGTGGCCGACGTGACGCCGCTGGCTGCGCTCACCAGCCTGACCACGCTCGACCTCGGAGGCACGCAAGTGGCTGACGTGACACCGCTGGCTGCGCTCACGAGCCTGACCACGCTCGACCTCGGAGGCACGCAAGTGGCTGACGTGACACCGCTGGCTGCGCTCACCAGCCTGACCACGCTCTACCTCTGGAGAACGCAGGTTGCCGACGTGACACCGCTGGCTGCGCTCACCAGCCTGACCACGCTCGGCCTCGGAGGCACGCAAGTGGCTGACGTGACACCGCTGGCTGCGCTCACCAGCCTGACCACGCTCTACCTCTGGAGAACGCAGGTTGCCGACGTGACGCCGCTGGCTGCGCTCACCAGCCTGACCACGCTCGGCCTCTGGAACACGCAGGTGGCCGACGTGACGCCGCTGGCTGCGCTCACCAGCCTGACCACGCTCTACCTCTGGAGAACGCAGGTTGCCGACGTGACACCGCTGGCTGCGCTCACCAGCCTGACCACGCTCGGCCTCGGAGGCACGCAAGAGGCTGACGT